CTGCGGGACGAGGCGGCTAGCCGGGGCCTGCCGTTTCTCGATATTGCCGGCCGCGTGCTCGTGCGGCGGGCGATCGGCCAGGCCCGCCGGCGGGGCAGACCCCCAACCAAATTTGCCGCCGCTCCTTGAAAATGCGGGCGAGAGTGGCATTTGACTGGTGGCCAGACCCGGCAGAATGGGAGCAGGAGACCGCGATGCCGAGGCCGCGAACCACAAGGACCGTCTACATCGCCGGCCAGCGGTGGAAGCTACGCCGGGCCAAGCTGAATAGGAAATACGGAGACTGCGACTACGCCACGCGAACCATCCGGATCGACGAGCGGATCAGCGGCATCGAGCTGCTTGACACTTTGATCCACGAGCTCGTTCACGCCCGCTGGCCCGATTTGCATGAACAGGCCGTGATCGAGTTTTCAAACATCGCCGCCGAGGTGCTCGACGCGGAGCGGTTCCGCCGGCCCGAAGACCAGGAGGAGTAATGCCCAAACCGAAAACGAGTTTGCTTGAAGACGTGGTCGCCAACCTGCCAACCAAAGGGCAGTCGCCCTGGCACACGACGATTGACCCCGCATTGCTCCAGGAGCTGGACGACATCCGAAAGCAATTCCTGGCCGGCGAGATCCCGCGGGCAACTAAGACCGGTATAGCCTCGGCGCTATCAAAGAGCCTGAAGGCCCGGGGAGTCGACATTGGACAACGGGGGGTCGAATCATGGCTAGCCGGAAAGCGCTGATCGACGACGTGACCAACGACCTGGCCCACGTTGACCGCCTCCAGGCCGACGCCGAGATCGCCCGGCTGCGGAGCGAGCTGGCAGCGTACCGCGGAAGGTACAAGGCCGCCCTGGCCCAGATCGACGCCGAGCGTGCGCGGGCCGACGCCATCGCCAGCCTGACGGGGATCAAGGGCAAGGCCCCGCCGGTGCGGAAGGCCAAGGTCGCCAAGGGTGGGGCCACCGTGATCGTGGCCCTGTCGGATTGGCACGTCGAGGAGCGGGTCGACCCCCAGACCGTCAACGGCTTGAACGACTACGACCTCGACGTGGCCGACCGCCGGATCGCCGAGTTGGCCGAGCGGTTCGCTACCCTGCTCGAGCACGAGCGGCAGCTCGTGTCGGTCGATCACGTTGTGGTCTGGCTGGGCGGGGACTTCTTGAGTGGCCATATCCATGAAGACACCGCCGAGATGGCCCAACTGGCCCCGCTGGCGGCCACCCGTTGGGCCGGCGAGCGGATCCGCGGGTTCCTAGACATGGTGGCCGGCATGGCCAAGCGGGTGACCGTGGCCACCAGCAGCGGCAACCATGGCCGGTCGACTCCCAAGCTGCGGATCGGGACGGAGATGGATCACTCGTTCGAGCAGGATCTCTACCTCCGCCTAGCCGCCGAGGATCGGCAACCCAACATCGATTGGCAGGTTGGCACGGGCTACCTGAACATCGTGGACCTCGATGGGTTTCGCGTGCGGTTCCACCACGGCCACGCGGTGAGCTACGGCGGCGGCGTGGGCGGGATCACGATCCCGACCAACAAAGCGATCGCCGCCTGGGACCGGATCGACCGGGCCGACCTGACCGTCTTTGGCCATTGGCACCAGTTCTCGTGGCTGCGATCGAGCCGCTACGTGAGCAACGGCAGCCTGATCGGTCATTCGGCCTACGCCACGCGGATCAAGGCGAGTTACGAGCCGCCCTGCCAGGCCTTCATTGTGGTGGACCATGGCCGGCGGGAGGTGACTAAGGCCCTGCCGCTGTTCTGCGACCGCGACCTTCAAAAGAAACTCGCGTGATACTCACCGACGAAAACCTGGCCGACATCCATCGGCGGAAGAGCAGATTTATTGGCCAATGGACCGGAACGGCCGGGTCGTTGGCTGCCGATTGTCACCACCTGATGGAGGATCGAAAGGAAATGGCTGCGACGATTGACACGCTCCAACAAGACAACGCGAAACTGAGGGCCGCCGTAGAGGCCCGGATCGCCGATTCCTGCTGCGACGGTGGGCAGTGCCACCCGTCCGCCATTGAGGAAGAGCCGGACACAATCCCGGTGGACTGGATCATCCGTGGCCAGCGGGAGCTAGAAAAGTCGCGGACCGTCAGGTTCAAGGGCGACGGGATCTTGGCGGCCCAGCCCGACGAGGAGGCCCCGCCGGCCGAGCGGCTGTTGCTCCAGGCCTTGGACGTCATCCGCGACCGCCGGCCGAAGTACGGCGGCCCCCGCGACCATTTCAAGCGAACGGTCGGGATGATCAACGCGGCTTTTGCGGGCGTGCTCAACCGGCCGCTGACCGAGGCCGACTGGGCCGTGATCATGACGCTCGACAAGGTCGCCCGTTACATGGGGCCAACCAAAACGGCCGATGGGCCGATTGATCTGGCCGGCTACGCCGCTTGTTTGGCCGAGGTGGAGGAACCATAGCCCCTGCGATTGGGAGCCTGGCCCCCGTAGCGTAACGGCGGAGGCTAACGTGATTGCGAGCGCTCATTTTCGCCGTGCCGGTGCCGTTGGACGCGAGCCCATGGCTGCGCCCGGCGACGTGACGTCAATGGCTGCCAAATTCACGCCGCAACAAAGCTACTGGGGCAAGATCACAAGCAAGCGGCCCGACCCCGGCAGCAAAGGCGACATCGAGCTGGCCGCCTTTCGGCTGGGCATCAGGCCGGCCGTCCTCATGGCCGCCATGCGGTCGGGAGTGCTCGACCATGCCGGTTAACACCATCACCGACCGGCTGACCGGGGCGTATCGCTCTTGGTTCCAGTTCGCGCGGGTCAAGACGCAGGCCGTCGGCACCGTCATCAACGAAGACCGGACGCAGGCGACCTACAACCTCGCCGCCGGCACCGGGCCTGGGCAGGCCGACCTGGCCTACGCCGCCACCCGCACGATCCCGGCCAACTCGGCCGACGAGTTCGACCTCCGCGACCTCGAGCAGACAGCCCTCGGGGTGACGGTGCCGTTTCGGTTTCGCCGGGTGCGGATCGTGCGGCTGGTCAACGAATCGACCACGGCAGGCCGGCGGCTCTTTGTTGGGGCCGATCCCGGCAGCCCGACCACCCGCTACGCCGCAGAGGTCGGGCCGGGCAGCGAGTGGACGGCAGTCAATCAGATCGACGGCTGGACCGTCACGTCGTCCAACTCGATCGTCCGCGTGGCCAACCCCAACGCGGCCTCGGTGCCCTACGACTTGTACGTGATCGGGGTCTCGGCCACGGTGCCAGCCAAGCCCGTGATCACCCTGGCTGAAGACGACGCCGGCGACCTAGAGGTGACGCTGGCCGCCGCCCCAGACGACGGCGGTTTCGCGGTCACCGCCTTTCGGCTCTTCGTCGAGGGAGTGTTTGACCAGGAGGTAGCCGCGGGCAGCCCGATCGCCTTCCCAGCCTACTCGGGATCCGTTGGCGACGACATCACGGTCTCTGCGGTCAACGAAATCGGCGAAGGGCTGCAGAGCGATCCAGAGGAGGTGGTGGCAGCATGACCGCCGAATTCCGTCTCACCGGGTCGCTGACCGTCGACCCAAGCTGGTCTGACGACCTGAACGCCTCTCGCGTGATCGACTCGGCCCGCGCCAGCCTGCGGTTTACGCTCGACGATGGCGACGGCCCGGGCGAGGCCGACGGCTACTACAAGAACCTGGTCACCATTGCCGACGGGGACACCGTGACGATCGACGTCGAGGATCTGCCCCGCAACGTGTTTGGCGGCACGGCATCGCTGGACCTGGCCGCCGTCAAGGTGATCTTGATCCGGAACCTGTCGCCCGACGTGGCCGTGTCGGCTGCGCTGGGCACGAGCGTAACGGCCGCCCTGGATCCAGGCGGCGTGCTCTACGCCACGAGCACCGACTCCGGCTGGGCTGAAACAACTCTCACCCTCATTAACGGCGGTGGCGACGACGCCGACGTCGAGATCATCCTCGCAGGAGTTCAAGCATGATCACCGATGCCCCCACCGCAGCCGCTAGCCAGTTCACCGACGTGATCTCTGCGGCCCGCGCCTACATCAACTCCGCTACGGGCCTCGCGGCCGACGGGCTGACGTGGGTCGAGGTCGGCGAGCTGCTCATGGGCCTGCTACGGCTGACGATCCAGGCAGCCGAGCTGCTCAACGTGCCAGGCGAACAGAAGAAGGCCGTGGTGCTCGAGGCGGCCGCGTGGCTGTTTGACGCCATCGCCGACAAGGCCGTGCCGGCTGTCGTGTGGCCCATGTGGATCCTGGCCCGGCCGGCCGTTCGTTCACTCGTTCTGGCCCTGGCCTCCGGGGCCGTTGAAATCCTGCTCCCGATGGTGAGGGCCAACTAATGCTGACCGTGATCCTGATCGTGGCCGCCGCCCTAGTCTTGGGCGGCAAAGACCTAGTGGCCAAGGCCCGCGAGGTGGCCCAGATGCTGCCGCGTCCCGAAGTGTCGTGGCGACAGGTCGCAGCCGCCGGCCTGCTGATCGGCGCGGTCGTGGCGTTTAACTGGCAGCAATCCGCCACGCCCGGCCCAACGCCGCCGCCGATCCCGTCGGGGCCGCTCGACCTTCGCGGGCTATTCACCGGCCCGTCGGGGGCGATCGACGCCGCCCTGGTCGCTGCCATGACCGGCGAGCTCGCGGACGAGCTGGAATGGGACGGCACCCAGGCCGAGCCGTTTTTCCGATCCGGCGTGGCGATCGATGACCTTCGCCAGCGCACCCGCGAGCTGCGATGCCGCGGCGAGAGCATTGGCAGCCGGCAGCCTGCGGCCAGAGACGCGATCGCCGGCCACCTCGAGCGGGCGGTCGGCGTGTCGGGCGGCCCGATCACGCCAGAGCAGCGGGCGGCCTGGGTTCGCGCCCTGACTGAAATCTCGGAGGCCGCGACCCTTGTCACGAAGTAGCGCCAACGCCGCCCGATTATTCGCGGCCGTGTTTCTGTTTGGCCTAGCGGCGATGCTGATGGTCCGCGTCGGCAACTCGCCGGCTCCGGTCGCCGGCTACGGCTGGACGCCCGACCCGGTCGGCGTCAAAGAGTTTCTCGACGAGCTGCCCAACCGGTATTTCAGCCAGGCAGCCCCGGAGGCAATGGCACGCGCCGAGCGGGTCGACACGTTCCTGTATCGCCCGATGCTGCGGGCACACCAAGCCCGCTACGGCCGGGCCTGGGTCTGCGAAAAGCAGGGCATCGGCGATTGTGTGGCCTGGGGTGCCATGCACGCGGTGTGGTGTAGCGAGAGCCTATCGTGGGATCTGGGCCTGATTGCCGAGCCGCCCTTGATGCCGTCGACCGAGGCGATTTACGGCGGCTCGCGCGTTGAGGCTCGAAACAAGCCCGAGGGTTCAGGCGGCTATAGCGATGGCAGTTATGGCGGGGCCGCAGCCAAGTGGTTGAGAGACTGGGGCGTTGTCTATCGCCAGCCGTTTCCCGACTTGGGCTACGACCTCACGAATTACTCCGCCTCCCGCGCGAAGTCGTGGGGCAACTGGGGCGCGGGCGGCGAGGGCGACAAAGGCAAGCTCGACGCGATCGCCAAGCGGCATCCGGCCCGGCACGTCGTAGCCATTCGCACATGGGACGAGCTGGTCGCGGCCGTGACTGCCGGCTTCCCTGTCACGATTGCATCCGACGTGGGATTCGCCTCGCGTACCGACGAGTCAGGGATCGCAGCGGCCAGCGGCCGGTGGATGCACCAAATGGCGATCGTTGGTTTGCGCTTTTCGGACAAGGCCCCTCCGGGCGTCAAGGCGGTCGACGCCGCCCTCGTGCTGAATAGCTGGGGCACTCAATGGGTCAGCTACGCCGGCCGCTATCCGGCCGACCAGCCGTCGGGTTCGTTCTGGGCGCTGCGGCCCACCGTCGAGCGGATCTTATCGCAGGGCGATAGCTATGCGATTGGCGACATCGTAACCGGTTTTAAGTGGCGCGACATCCATCACGGCAACTGGCTCGACGCCGGCCCGATCCCCTTACTCTCAAAAGCAAAATGAACACACGAATCATCGCAGCTGTCGTGGTCGCTTTCGCCCTCGGGTGCTACTGGTCCAGTAGCTCACCGCAGCCGTGGACGCCACACAACGACCGGCCGTGGGCGACGTGGGTGGCCCGCACCGCAAAACGCTTGCTCTGGATCGTAATCGTGGCCGAGCCGCCGCCACGCGACGAAGAGCCAGCCATCGAGGCCCGCGTCGGGGCCGATGGCTACCGAGTCGTGCAGCACCAGAAAGGGTGGTGAGGTATGTGGCAGTGGCTCATAGCGTGGCTCGTGTGGCTGTCGGCCGATCCGGCCGCCTTGGACCTCGAGCGACCGCGGGCCGCAGCTGCGGTGGCGGCCGCCCGCGCGAGCATGGCCGTTGAGGCCGCACCGGCCCCGCCGGGGCCGACACCCAAGCCCACGCCCGGCAAATGTTGCGGGCAGTGCGGCGGCCGTGGCTACATCGTCATGCCCGACGGCCACCGTGTCTCGTGCCCTTGTGCGGGAAATTGTCCTTGCAAGAGCAAGACGGCGGCCGAGTGCCCGGATGGCAAGTGCCCACAGGTCCCCCGCGCGTCGCCCACGACTGCTTCACCGGCCGTGCCTGCGGGCAGGAGGTGACGGTGGGCGACGCGCCGGCGATATCCCTGCCCGATCTACACGTCCAGATCCGTCGGCGGATCAAGGGCCGGGCCGAGCTGCTGCCCGACGCCTGCGCGGTGATCGTCGACACTGTCTGTTTCTATTGGCCACAGAAATACATGGCCAGCGTCGCCAGGCGGTCGGCCGAGGAAACTCCCGAGCTGCTCGACGCCCTCGACGTCGTGTCGGCCAAGGCCCGCGAGGACCTCGAGGCCCGCTACGGCATGGCGGCCAACACAATTGAGGTGCTCGACAACCTGGTGCGGCCTGTCGTGAACGAGATCGCCAACGTCTGGTTTGACTCGATCGAGGCCCGGGTTGATCTGCGGCTGTGCATGTGGCAGATCCGCAGGCGGCAACGCTAGCCGGCCTGGCCGGCCGCGAGCACCCGCAGGATCATGATGGCTATCTCGATCAGAAATGCGACGTTCATGGTGTGGCCCTCCTTGGCCGTGTAGTTGTCGGGTGACAACTAACCTAT